GAACATAACCTTTATCATCAATGTATTTACCACCGCTATAATTAGGACTATCTTCACCAGATGCAAACTTCGCAGACCAATCTATGTCCGTTCTCTGCGATGCGAGCTTTGGTTTAGCCAATTATGCCGCTCCACCTACATCTTCAACATACATCTGAAGGGGTTGCACAGTTGCTGACGCTGGCACATAGTAAGCTGGGGCATTTGTTGCGCTTGCACCCTGAATACGATTGATAGCTGCAAAGAAAACTTCATTGCTAAATCCAGATATATTGCTTTGAAGAACAACTGAATGAGATCCTGCTCCAAACCGAGAGTCATAAGAATTATTTCTTAATGCAATATTTGATATAGTAGCATTTGCTCCAAGCGTAGAGACATCAATATAAGCAAAAGGTGGTGGAGTGAATCTAGCTGAGTAAATCATTGTATTAGCGGAACCATGAGTTCCAGTATGAAGACTTAATATATATGTGCAGTCCTCAGCACCTTTTGTATCAACAACAAATCCAGTAAAGTTAAGAGTTACTCTATAAAATCTATTTGCAGATATAGTAACACGATTGTCTCCACCGCCAGTTCCTGACTCATCTGATAGGTTGATAATCTCGTGAGTGTTTGCAAAGTCTGTGTATGAAGCAGTATTACTTGTTACAGTTTTAAGCTTTTTAACACCTTCAGGGCTATCAGTTGTAGCCTCTTTGACCTGCTGGATGTTTGTAGACATCTGCTGAAGTCTGTCTCCAGTAATTGGGGTTCCATCAGTCCATGAAACTTGTGAATAGTTCTCGTAAGCCATTTATCTATTATACCTCATTATTGTCTTTTGAAGGTATTTTCAATAAAAGTGTCCAGTAGATCAATGATATCTATATCATTTGACACTAACTTAGTTTCAAATACTCTCCAGAACGATTCAGCATGCTTTGTCGCTAAAGTTGTATTAGACGGTCTATATTGAGACATATTGTTATAAATATATGTAGTTAATTCATCTTTATTCATTTATACCTCATTTTCCAATTCTTTTACACGATTGTTTAGATCCTGAACCGCCTGTATTAAATAAGGAACTAGTCCAAGATAATTAACTGAAAGGAAAGCTTCTTCATCATACGGGTTTGCCGAAACCACCAAATCAGGCAGAATTTCATTAAGCTCCTGCGCTATTAAACCAAGTCTTCTTGGGTATAAATGCAGATTTTCTTCATCTAATAAATCTACTGGGTTAAAAGACACGACTCTTAATGAATCATATAATTTATTAAGCCAAGTATCTTCTGCATCTAAAATATACGACTTTGATCTTACATCCGATACTGTTCCAAGAACAGTTGATACGACATTATCAACTGTGCCTCGTATATCTGGGTTATTCCAAACAAGCCCCATGTAATTAGCAGTACCTGGACCAGTTGTACATCCAGGATATGTGATGCCGATACCACCAATGAGACCAGTGCTCATTCCAGCTTCACCAGTTGTATAGATACTATCATATGATAGCACTGAAAAATTAACGCCGCTAACGAAAGAAATCAAAGATGGAGAAATTCTTGCAAGCTGACTACCATCGGTTATCCTGAAAACATACGCAGAATCTGTTTGGAAATTGATATCAGTGTCTATACCGCCAAACTCTGCATGTAACTGCGCTTCGGAATTCAAGATAATTTGTGTTCCAGCGCCAGTACCAGCAATCACTGCTCCGTACCCAGCTTCTTGGTACAAACTAATATTCCCACTGTCGGCTGAGATTGTGTCGGTGCTTATTGACCAACCAGCAATGCTTCCAGATGTTGCATTTATTGTTCCAGAAATATCCGCATTAGTTGCTGTGATATCTCCACTAGCAGATACATTAAAGTTTGCGCTAGATATTGTCCCATCAGACAAGATATCAATTCCTGGGGTTGATACAGCGGTTGCTGTCACTCCACCAAGTATTGTTACATTTGCTCCAAGAGTAATTCCCTCGCCAACATTTCTATAAATACCAGTATTCCCACCAAGAGCAAAAGCGCCATTTGAATACCAATAATCGTTAGCACCAACAAAGAGGTTTCCTCTGAATTGTCCATTTGTAAACACAGCATCTCCTGAGCTTGTAATAGCCCAGCCAGTAGTTCCCGCATTACTAAACGCAAAAGTATTTGCATTATATGTGCCATTAAAATTGTTACTGGCGATGATGGTGTTTACAAGAACAAAGTTAGCTGTAAGCTCATTTGAAGTAATTGTGTTCGCAGCAATTTCATTTGCGGTCAATGCATTTGCCGCAATTGAATTAGCCTCAATTGATCTTGAAATAATATGAGCAGATCCGTTCACAATTCCAGGCTGAAGGACAAGACCAGCTGGCTCAATTAGTGATGAGTTGACAGTCTCTACAACAAAGTTTTTAAAGCTATCGTAATTACGAGACTGTGTTGACCTTCTATCTGGATCCCCAAGCAAACCCCATGAGAAATCAAACAAAGAATACTGAGTGGTATCAATTAGGCTTGAATTATTCCCATCATGAGAGTGCCCACCACGACCAGGGAAGAAGTATATCGTATTCTCACTAGGCATTATGAAACCTTCCTTAACACCAGATTTTGAGATACATTATCCCCAATGGTTGTATTATGAGAAATAACCCAATAATCAGTGTTTGTAATATCCAAAGCACTCAGATTTGTTACTCTAATTCTATCACCCAATTGGATTTTTGGCATTGCTGTTACATCAAGATTAATGATTGGAACAGGTATTTGTGTTTTTTCAATAATAAAATCAGCAAGTTTTTTAGCATGAACTGAATCCGTAATAAACGGGCTTTGAATTGTTACATCCTTAACACCGTACTTCTTAATACTGTCAGCCAAAGAAGCTGACTGTTCCTTAACCTGAACATTCTGCTCACTCATCATCACCGCTGTTCCGCTCAATACAGTTGCGTATGGATACTTTGTTAAAGGGTCAGTTCCTTGTAGAAATACGAGCCCGCCAACTTCAGAATCCTCACTTGCAGATAGAATCATCTCAGCACCGTATGGATATGGTAAATACTTTGTGATTTCAACCTTCTTTGGGTTTTCAAACAAAATCGCACTGATGAATGGTGCTTTTATGTTATAGGCTGGAGCCTTGTCAAACTTAATATCATAGTAGCGAGACTCACGAACCTTATCATCAGCAACATGAGCGGCAGCAGTTGTTTGATACTGCGCTCTCTCTAAGCCGTTAAATGATGTAGCTGTTTTTGAAATATATTTAATAATCTCACTATTTATCTTGATATACCCAGTATCTGCATAAACAGGATCCAGCGTTGTTGATACATATGCAACATTTGCATTTGATGCCAGATTGGAAGTCAGCTTTGTTGTAGCCAAGCTTGAACCATCTGGTGCTATCCATAAAGACTGAACAGCGTTTGTAGATGTCTGAATTGATGAGATAGGTATAACAACCTTATTACATTGAAGCGAAACATTATAATTGCTATTTGTAATATTAGTTGAGTCACTAAAATATGACTGAACATTTGCATGCTGATCAATTGATGGTTCAAAGAACCTATAGAAGTGTTCATATTTAGCTTTATCATTTTCATCTATATAAATACGACCCATATCCGCAAATGTAATGTCATTCATAATTTCACGAATTGATGTTTCATTGCCGTACAAAAATGCAAACTGAGTAAGCGGTTGCATTGCAGACTCAATGTATCTATCCTTGATATTCTCAGAAGTGAGTGCTTTGTCATACACTGCAAACTCATCTACATAGAAGCTTCTGATAGTGGGCGGCGTAACCTCTACTCCAGACGCAAAGCTTGCTCCTCTACCCCCAATTGTGGTATCTTTTGATGCCCAACTTACTGGAGTTCCCTCTATCACCTCAGTGTCTTGCAAAACACCATTTACATAATACTTTAAATCCGAGCCATCATACACACTCACTATGTGATATGAAGATGAGTTAGAAAGTGCTGTATTTGACGATACTGTTTCTGTTACAACGGCGCTATTAGCTAATACCGTTTTTAATCTAAATCCATGAGAAACGGAGTTGTTAAAAAACTCAAAACCAGATGTCGCAATTGAATTACTCCAATTACTTATGTACTCTCCATCACCTAAAATTGATTCATAAGGGTTTGCTGCCCCTGTGATCGTTATTGTTCCAGCCATCGCAGCGTGATGTTGGCAAGCGTAATACAAGGTGCTTGGGGCATTAGCAGGAACTTGAAATGTGATAGTTCCAACTGCAGATCCATTGTTTATAATTCCTGAAGCTACAACATTTGCTGCATTATAAGCACCAGCTGATGTTTGAATCCAAAATGGATGACCAGTTGCATTGACCTGAAGTGTGTAGAGCCCCCCACGAACCATGGAAATTGTTGCATTAGAAACTCCGTTTATTAAATAGCTAGATGCACCGCTATTCGTAACAGTAATCGGGGCTGGGGCAGCACCTACATTCTGAGCATGGAACTTCCCAAAAAATTCCATTGTCCATTCATTTTTTGTTGACAAATCATTCGTTGCCGTATATGGAATTCTAATATACGCATTGTTTTCAAGTAGTACCGACTTATCCGTTTGGTCTGATACTAGACCAGTCGGTTGACTTAGCTTTGGATTGTTAATGTATACGCCATTGTTTCTGTGATTGTATGAATCCGCAGTTGACCATGTAGATGAGGAGTTCTTGCTTCCAATCGCATCCAATGGAACAATCGTGCAACATTCTGCTGCTGATACAATTGCATCCGAACCGCCGCTCAGCGCTTTGTATAGCGATATGCTAAATGATGCTGATCCAGAATTATTAAACGAGTGAAAGAACTCTATTCTTATTTTTCTTGGAACACCAGCTGATAGATTCACCATGCTTGATTCATACCTAGTTGAGCTAGTGGTTGTCTGGTATTTATCAAGGATTAGAATATCATCAAGATATAATCTAACACCGCCATATGAAATAAAAACAATTAATTTCTGTAGACCAGAGTCGGTGGGGATGTAGTAACCATCAAACACCCCATTGAAATACTCGGAATATACAGCCGAATCATTACCCGTAAAAGAATAATTTGATATGTCTAGAGCACTAGTATTTGATGTTGATATACTCTTTGACAGTAATGTTAGTGTTGGGGATACAAAGCTTTTTTCTCCCAAGGCTTTATCCATTGGTGATAGTTCTTTATCAATAGCATCAGCAACAATGTCTTTAACTGACTGGATATTTTTTTGATTCGTTGGCATTCCCCAAAAACGAGCCCTCAATCCAGTTGATGGAATAATGCTATTTCCACTTCTATCAATTGTTTGTTCGTTGAACGAATACAGAGACACAGCCTCACGATCTTTTGCACCCTGTTTATAAGTATTTAACTTTTTAATATCAGCGCTTGGAAAATTTGCTCTCATCAAAAGATTCTTTACAGCATCACCAACATAGGCGTTCTGTAAAAAGAAACCATAATTAATTGACCTTTCAGAAAGAAATTTGCTCCAGTCCTGGAGATTTGCACCAACAGTCATATCAGTTCCGACTGTCCATTCATCTACATAAAAAGTACCGTTCTTTACATATTCATAAATATCAAACGATATTGTCGCACCGACAGTATGTGATTTAGCGATAGTATCTCCGTAACCTCTTTCTAACACCGTCACAACACTTGAAGAATCAACTGATGAGCACAAGATTACTTCCTCGGATTGTGTCCCCTTATCAATAACCACAGTAAAGTAATTACCAGCACCGCCAGACGGAAGGGATGATTTATCAAGCACAGAAAATGTTGAAGATGAGTTTGAAATATTTGCCTGGAGTTGTGTTGTTAATACAGAGCTATTTAGATAATCACTACTAGGTTTCTTAATTCTCCACCCAGTGTATATTTCAACCTCAAGGTCTTTAGCCATGTATTTACCATATGTAGATGCACTATTAAAAATATTAAACAGTTTTCCAGTATTATCAAGTTTTAAATCAACTGATGCAGTTTCAGAACCACCGATTGGCAAGCTAGTTGAGTGTATATCCCTTGTTCTATTTACTGAATATGACATTACATATTCACTGATATCTTCCTCGTAAATAGGAACAATTTCCTGAATCCTAGCATAGTCTCCTGGATTTTTAGTTGTATACACAGTAACTTTTATTTTTGAAATGTTATTTGTAGACAATGCCTCTGAGAGAATGTGATCTCTATAGTAACCATCATCAGGGATAGTACCAGTCTCATTAAGAATGAGATTCAATGACCCGTCATATGCTTGCAGTAGGTATGTAGAGATTTGTCCATAAAACTCCGATGTAATTATACGAATCTTATTTACTTTTCTTGTTGTGAATGTAGCTTGTATATATGGACTTGTAACAAAACCATACCCGTCATATGTAGCATGAGTATTTGAATTACTTACACTATTAGACCACCATCCAAACTCTAAACTACTACCCATCTGGGTATTAGATAGATCATTTGTTGTTAACGAAGGCATTGCATACCAAGAACCATCCGCCCTTATCACATCGCCATCAGCATCCAGGGCTCCAGCAACAGCCCATGTAAATGACTGTCTCCTAATGCCATTAAAGGCTTCTGATGCAGGGAAGAAAAATCCTCTTGAAGGATACGAATTAACAGCTGGCGCATCATTTGTTGTTACAACAAGATTGTCTAAGTGACGACTGTCCAGCCATTTAATAATAACCTTAGGCTTAATTTTCTGAGCTGGTGCTACTATAGCTGAATTAAATGAATTAGATAGATCTTTACCGTATAGTCCAGATGTTAACATTTATACCTCTTCCAGCGTCATTGCGCAGCTAAAATAGTATACATCATCTACAAGATCTCTTCTAATTAAGTTCTCAGAGAAGTTTGAAATAAATACAGTGATTTGCTCCTCTGTGTATGGAGTTACCCCGTCTTCATCTTGATTTATAATTGTAAGCGTATGAGTATCAGCATCCATTGATAATGACTTTATATAATTTCTTCCCTCTTTATAATCTACTGTTCTATCACTATAATTAGGGATAAAACTCCAATTTATATTAAATGTCCTCTTCGCCGCACTACCAGCAGCATTGTTCTTGTAATAACGAGATGAATCTCCTGACCAATTTGTGTTCTCAATGTATAACGGAGCAACGGATGAATCAAGTGTGCGACTTTGGTTGGTTAATGGTTTTCCATCAAGTATGAGTAGCGCTCTGATTAATGAAGAGTCAGCAGTAATGTTATTGCTAAATCTAATTGCTTCTGCTCGTATATTAGAGTTATTTAATATGTTAATTCTAATTGTTGCAAGAACTATCTTTCCAGCTACAAATAGACTAACCTCACCAGATAGATTTGTACGACCAAAGACAATTCGTGTTCCGCTTGAAAGCATTGATGAAAGAATATCTATCTGCGAAACGCCATGCGATATTTTTATCATGGACACTGATACAGACGAATCTATGCTCATTGAGCATGAAGATATTGAAATCTTTGTCCCGCTTATACTAGACTCAGAGCTAGCAGAAATTGATGCACTCGCATAGGCAATCTTTGTAATATTTGTTTCAACAAGGACTTCTGCTGAAATTACAACATCGCCATCCTGTCTTTCTGTTGCGACAATAACTGTTGCGCCATCAACAGAAAGATTAGCTGCTGCGTATGCGACTTTATATGAATTAGATACGACATCAGAGTTTGATGCAATTACAATATTTGCAAATCTTATTTGATAAGACGATATTGTAAGTGACGAACTGATATTGATGTCAATCGTGACATCCGCAGCATCCGCTTGGTAGAAATCTATACCACGATTAAGTGGTTCACTAAATGAATAAAAACTATCAGACATCTCTTATTTCTCTTTAAGAGAAATCTCAACATTGTAGTATGCACACTGGTTGGGAATATCTCTTCTCACTAATGTTTCAGTATATGACTCAACATAAACTACCGTATTGTAAGCAGGTTCTGCTGGATCAAGAATAATTGAAAAGGTTGCTGATGATGGTGTCTTTGCTAATGCATAAAGAAAGTTTCTTGCAACACGACCATCAATGGTTCTTTCCGACATGTCTGGGAGGTATGTAAACGAGAGAGTATAGTTGTTCTTTGCATTCTTAATGAATCTTCGCTTATTCCCATTAAGCAACTCAACATTAGATGCCGATGTTGACATAGTGCTACTCATGGTCCGACCATGCTCCGTAATCTCTGTGCCATTAAGCACAACAAGATGGGTTATATTAGGCTGTTGATTTTGAATTGTTGGCATTTATAACCCCTGGTTTATTCCGTTGTAGCTTGTGAATGTTCTTGTCTCCACACCAGCGGCTTTCTGTTGTTTTGGAAGGACATTAACATTGTAACTCTTCATCATACTCTTAAACCATTCTTCTTCACCAACAAATGTGTCAACATTGATATTCACGGTGGATACGCTAGTTGTTCCTCCACCACCTGCATAAGCTGGGACTCCAGAAGGTGCTCTAAACTTTGATTGGTTAATGCTTTGCATTGTTCTTACACCCATGTTTCTCACAGCATCAGCATTAACAACATATTCACCACCATGAAGAATTGCAGGAATCGCTGTTGAAGGAGATCCAGGGAGATAGCCACCTGCTTTCATAACTGATGGATTTATCCAATCTGAACGCCTACTAACACCAGTAAGCATACCACTTCTACTGAATAAACGAGCAATTGCATTATCACTTAAAGTAGATATGCCATGCTCACTAAATGCTTGACCAACATTCCATCCTGCCTCTTTCATATTTCTCGCTAATGAGTTATGATAAGTAGGTGAGTCAAAATGAGGACCAAATCCAGTATCAAGATCCCTTCCAAGTATTCTAAGTAACTGATCAGCACCTTCTGTGTTAGAACCATGATCCCCGCCTTTAAATAAATGCTTACTTGTTATTTTTGATCCAAGTAATTTTTCCATTGCATTTTGAACCTGCTGCCCTGGATTAGTAGCAGAGGATATCTGCTCAAATGAACCCTTTGGAATTGTTAAACCCTGTCCTGGTTTTGGAGTAAGCCAGGAATCAACTGTGTATAGGTTATCTAATGCGCCTGGATTAGCATTTATTACATCTTTAAGTTTTGAAACAATTATGTGAGCACCTTCAATATTGGCTCTTTGCTGATGACCAGTAACGAGATGATTTACTGCCATATGGATACTATCTCTTACATACTCATTGGTATATCCAAGTTCATCAGTAAAAAGTGTTTGATAATCAGCTGCTGGTCTTAGAGAAATATTTCCAAATTTATCAAGTGGTGGAGCATATTTTGTTTCGTGAACTAAGAATAAATCGTCTAAAGTAAGAGAATCTAAACCACCTCTTTGAACACTTCTCTGCAAATCCTCTATTGGAGTTGTGTAAAAATTATCAAATTTTGCATCATTAAGGAGTTTTCTTCCAGACTGGGCGTACTGATTAAACTTAAGAAGTGAATTGATATCCCCTCTTTTTCCAGAATACAGAAGTGCATCAATAAAGTTTGACTTAGTATTACCTGTTTCTGATTTATATGCCATATGAGCAGCTATCCAATCTTTTGCTGTTTTTTGTCCAGCATCAGACATTGGGCTCAATCCACTTATGTCATATGGATTTAAATCAACTTTCTTAAAGTTTAATGCTGTATCCCAACCACCACTGCTTATTGGTACACCAAATCCAACATTCTCTGTTCCAATCTTATACATTTCAAATGACTCAGTGATTATCTTATCAGCATCCCTCAATGCCTCTCTTGTAATAGTTTGAGCTTGCAATGGACCACGATATATCTCAAGAGCCATTGAAGGCTTAGGAACTGCTGATTGAATTGTTTCTTGAAGTGCCGCTGATGTTGCTTGATTAACTGACCTTCTACCAATCAAACCGCTTATTGCGCTAAGCCCTTGCCCCAGTGCTGAACCAGCAATAGCACCACCCAATGCAAATCCACCCATTGTCGCAGCACCCTTTAGCGTTGTATCACCCTTAAATCCAGGAGCTGCTCCTGTGCTTGCAAGATGATTTCCAAGTCTATTAGTAAGGTTGTATGCAGCTGCAGTTGCAAGCGCACCACCGACTGGACCACCAAAATATGTACCAAGCATTTCGGCACCAATTGTCAATCCACCCATTCCAAACTTAGTCATGTTTGTCCAATCATATTTTGGCTGAACATAACCAGCGTCTTGCTGTGCTAAACGAGCAGCACCAAGAGGACTGCTGGCTTGCATCTCACGCTTAGTTTTAGTGAAATATCTATCTACCGTGTCTGCGGTAGGGAACTTACTGCTAGCACTTCTCTTTGGCTCAATTCTGTCTGCGCTTCCTCTTGTGTTTGAAGGATTTGCTCTTCCAACTCTATTTGCTTCCGACATATGGATAAGTTGTGCAGCCATTTCAGCAGTAGCATCATCTTTATAGACTCCTAAATTCTTACCGCTATTTATTGCAAACTTTATTGCTTGTTGATCACTTATAATTTTTCCATTAACAACTGTTGGAATAAGCATTGTGCCACGATCTGTTCCAATACTGAGTGACCTAACTGTGCTTACCCCGCCTTCACCTTTGATATTGTTTTTTACTACAGGTAGTTTATTAAGATTTATATTTCCTGGTACAACTGGCTTAACAACGGTTCCGTAGGGACCGTTTAATGTTCCGTCACCCTTCTTTGGAGTTATCGCCCCACTCCTCTTTGGTACTTGACCACCCTTAAGGAATTTTGGAATAAGATTATTATTCATCTTATTCAAAGCACCTACACCAATTCTTTGAACTGCCTTCGCATTAAGAATGTATTCTCCACCATGAAGAAGTGCTGGTACACCTTCTTGTGTTGGTGCTGGAATGTATCCTTCTGGATATCCATTATTTTGATTTTGGCGCTGTGACGGAATAATTCCACCCTTTGCTCTTGACTCTGGCTTCAATGATGGGTTTGGAATAAATGATGGCTTAATTGGTTTTGCAGCAATAGCTGCCGTTGAAAGACCAGTTCCTACGGTGAATTGCTGATAGGTTAGTGGAGCGAGACCCTTAACCGCTCTTAGTGCGTTATTAGAAGTGAAAGCATCAGCCCTTCCAACATTAAGACCAGCTCCAGAAGATGTGCTACCTGTTGTTCCACTACCGCCTCCACCACCGCCAGCCGCAGCATCCTTTTGAGCCTCACCAGCAGCTTCTGCTGCTGCTTTAAGACCAAGCCATTTAAGAGTTGTTGCATCAATGTATCCACGCATCTCTTCAAACAATTCTTTGTTAACAGAGACATCATTTCTTAGAGCATCTGTTATTGCTCTATTGCCATCAATAATTGCTTGCTTATAAACCTTTTCCCAGTTATCTTTGAACTTAGTTGTTGCCTCAGCAAATGGTGTCAAGAAATCATCAGTTACGGATTTAACAATAGCTGTTGCTGATTCCGCAAAGTTATCTTTTAGACCAGTTGTAACAAGACCAAACGAGTCAATAACTGTTTGTTTCTTATCACCAAACACACCGCCAACACTGGCAAGCATTCCGATTGTTACGCCAATAACTGTATTCTCGCTAGTATCTGAACCTAGACCATACTTCTCTTTTGCTACCAGAACCAGTTCATCAAGATTTGTACTAAATGCACCGACAACATCATTTGGCATCTTTGTATTAATAGTTGTAGCAAAGTTGGTAAACATCTTTTCAAACGCAGCACTGTTATCAGTTGCTGTTTGATTTGTGATGTTGTAAAGCTCTCCAATTTGAGTCTTGTAATCTTCAATCGTTACTGGTGGGAACTTAGTGATAGTCTCAATAGATTCTTGGAACTTAACAATTGATTCATCAAAGAATTTCTGAGCCGCATCTTTTGCTTCATTGATAGCATCTTTAAGCGCATCAAGATTTTCTTTTGCAAGGTCTTTTGCACGACCTGATTCAAGCGAATTGAGATCTTGATTAAACGATTTTGTTTGAGAAACCTGCTCAAGCTGGAGCATTCTTGCATCATCTGTGCGACCTTCATAAACAGCCAATGCATAGTTTCTACGGAACTGCTCATCACTAAGGGCTTTGTCATCAAGCATCTTGCGCTTGTTGGCTTCAAACTCTTTTGTCTTTGTTAGTGACTCTTCGGCTTTTTCAAGCTTACCAAGCGTCTTGATCTGAACATCAAATATTTTTAGCGCAGAATCTCTTTGCTTTTCAAGAGACTTTATTGATGCGTCAACATACTTGCCAATTGCACTACTTAATTCACCAGCAATGTAATTCTGCAGATCCTGAACTGCGCTCTTAATACCTTCCTTGAGCTTCTCACCAATCTTTCCAGATGGATCATTCTCTTCAAAACCATCACCAGCAGAATTGGCAATAGCTTCACCAGCGGCTTCACCAGCCTCTGTGCCAGCATCAACGAGAGGCTTCTTCCCTTTCTGAAGAGAATGGGTGCTTTCTTTAACACCAAGATCTGCGCCTTTCTTCAAACCACCCTTGATAGTATTTGCTATTCCATCAATTGCCTTGCCATAAAGATTTACTCCGCCATCAACCAATCCCTTAGCGCCATCAGCAAGAGCGTCAATAGCACCACTAGCAGCATCGGCTCCAGCATCAACCATCCCATACATTCCGTCAATAGTGTCATTCATGCCATCACTTATTGCACTGAACCATCCCATACCTGGGATCTTGCTAAGCCAACTAAAACCCTTTGCAACTGCTTTTGGTATTGCTGTGAGTGATGTAAGCATCAATTTAACGCCTAGGGCAATAACTTTTACAAGACCCTTCATTAAACCAGCAAATATGGTGATAACTGCTTTTACTATAAAGCCAGCAACCTTGATAAGAACTTTCATTACTGCTTGCCATATACTTACAAGCACTTCTGCGACTCTGGCAAAGGCTGCTGTTAAGAACTTGAGTGCGTCACCCCAATTTCCCTTGAACATGGAAACAACAGCCATAACAATATTGACCACTGCGTACAGATATGGTTTGATAATATTTTCAACAAGCGATTTAAACGCTTGTGCAACCATTTGCACAACCTTAACGAATTGTCTAAATATTGTAACAAGTCCATTAACAGAACCTTCTGTCCCCTTTGCTCCACCACCGAACTGAGCGAACAAGTCCTGAATTGGTCTTGTTATTTCCATCAATGCTTTCTTGATGACACCGAAAGCAAATGCAAGACCTCTCAGTGGTCCAGCCGCTTTTTCTTTGAACATTCCAAAGTTTTTAACAACAAGCATTACTGCTACACCGATGCCCAAAACAATTGCTCCAATACCAGTAGCAAGCATTGTCATTCTGAATATCTTCATTGCAAGATCTGCAAGTTTTACATTTGTAACAAATCCCTTAATAGCAACACCCAGTTTTCTGAATGCGCCTGGACCTGCTAGACCAAGTGTTCTTTGCTGAGCTTCAAGAGCCGCCATGGCACCCCTAGCACCACTAACACCAGCTTTGAATTGTTTAATCGGTCTTAAGGCTTCTACAAAACCTTTGCCAAGATTTGCTGTCTTGCTCGTTGTTGCAAAGTCTTTAATACCACCTACAGCTTTACGAGCACGAAGTTGTGTTTGCATCCTTGCGCCCTGAACACCACCGCCAGCAAGAATGTTTGCTTGATCTTCCGCTGTTCCAAGAAGTCTTCTTGTTGCTGATATTCTTCCACCACTAAGTCTTGAGAGCGCTCCTCTTGTACGGCTCGGTGTTCCAGGAGTAGTGTCATCAAGAAGTTCTTCTCCAGCCCTAAAGAAGCGAGTACCCATTCTGTCTGTAGCAATACCCTTGGCTTTATAGAACGGGTCTCTTGCCGCTACTTGATTCTGTCTAAAGGCAGCTCTTATACCTGTTGCGTTTCTGTTAGCTACACCAGTTCTTATATTTCTATTAATATCATCAATTCTTGTAACAGCCGCTGCTTTACCAGCAGCAAGAGCGCCTGGAACACTTGCTACTTTTGCTGAATTTGTAAGCTGATACGCATATTGTGCTGGAGTTAGAGCGGCTCCAGAGGCAATCTTGCTAGAAATAGCTCTACTCTTTAAGAAATCAGTTTTTGTTGCCCCAGAGTTTCTTGCCAAAAACTCTCTAAGCTGTTCAGCTTGAGTTATTCTTGCTTGATGTAATGGAGCCAATGCTTTTGCAGTTTTTGGAGTAAAAGTAGTTGATTTTGGTGCTGCAAAACTACCCATCGCCGCTTGTGCTGCGCTTTGTGCGTCAGCAAGTGATCCAGTTTTAGTACCTAATAATTTACTTTGCAATGACTTTGCAACAATAGTGCCATACAGGGCTTTTACTTTTGCATTAGCTATGGAAGCAGATGTTCCTAATCCAACAAATCCACCTTCTGTTGTTGCAAGCTTAGGAAGTAAACCAGTAAGAGCTCTACCCAAAACACCCATTGATGCTTGAATTGTACCGATAGCAAGAACTACTGGACCAAGAATAGCTAGGAACGCAAGGAACCCAAGAATTACTTTGGATATATTTTGTCTAGTAGCCTCGGACAGTGATTGCCATTTTTCATAGAATACCTGAATTTTATCAGCCATGCTCTTCAATGCTGGACCAATTGTCTTCATCAAATCCGCAGCAAAAAGCTTAAATGCGTTTTTAATTTTTTGAATAGCTACTTCAAGCGAACCGAGTGACTGCTCCAATTCCATATTAGCAACTTCTTGAGCGTTTGATGCACCAGCAAGCTCAACGAGCATTGCACGACCAGATTCTGTTTTTGCTCCACCAATGATGTCAATTCCTTGACTTTGCTTCTTCTGAACGACAACATCGGCAACAGCCTTTCTTACTTCTTTAGCTGTTTTAATTTCAGCAGCAGAAACTTTTCCGTAACCTTCAACCATTTGTCCCGCCTGGGCGGTTGCAATTCTTGCAATAATTCCAATGTCACTAAAGTTATTTATAGCTGCTGGAAGCGCTGTACTATTTAATTGATTAAACTTACTTAAAGCACCTTCTGCTACGGATGCAAGAATCCCTTCTGATGTATTAGCGCTTCTTGTAGCCTTATTGAGTTCTCTATCAAATTGCCCCATCTGCTGAATGGCAATATACATTCTTGGTCCCTGACGCTTCTCAAAGATTTCAGACATAAGCTTGAGGGCACCCTCTGCTCCAGCAGAGCTTGCCTCAACCTTCATAAATACATCAACAATACCCTGAAGACCAGTCAACCCAGTTTTTGTTGTTTTATTAAAAATATTCTGAGTATCAGATGCAACTCCATATTGTTTAGCAAGACTTGCTAACAATTCTGTGTTTTGCTTAGTTGGACTGATTGCTCTTTGCAATGAAACTTTAATTGAGTTTGCAGAAGCACCAACATCAAGACCAGCAGCTTTCATAGGAGCAAGCAATGCTGCTGCCTCTGTCATTGACAAGCCAAAGCTCACTGCCATTGAACCTAGTTCTGGAAGTGACTCAGACAAGTCCTTTAGAGTTAGCGCCGTGACATTTTCAATATTGTTAAACATATTGAGCTGTGTTTTAGCCGCTGCGATTGCTCTTGCTTCACGGTCTCTTGCGTTTGTTAATTTAGCAAAAGCACCAGATGCCTCAAGAGCTCTAACCGAGTTGAAATACAAAGCCTGGGAAAGGTCTTGTGCGCCAGCGGCATCCATGTTGCCGAGTTTTTCAGTAACAAGTGTTAGCTCTGTAAGTGCTGTGATATTTTCATTAGCACTAATTCCCAATTCAGCAAAATCTGTTGCAAGACCAACTACAAGATCTTTTGATACACCAAATTTATTACTTAAACCAGTTAACGCAAAATCAAGAGCCTTAAATGAATCAACCATTTTGTTAATAGCAGCCTGGCGCTCTGCACCACCAAGACCCTTGCCAAGCTTCTTATCAGCCTGTTCGGCTGTCATTGCAACGCCTTCAAGAACCTTTGTTAGTCTTACAAGAGCAGCATCAACTTTAACTAAACTTTGTAGACCAGTTCTTGCAAACAGCAACAATGGTGCTGTAAGGTTAATCATCAAGCTTCTACCAACGAATTGGGCATCCTTACCCATCTTCTGAAGTCTTAGCGAGATATTAGAGAGGTCTGATCCAAAAGACCTAATTCTCAAACCACGAAGTGTTGTTGAAAACGCCTTGAGTTGATTTTGAGTAAAAGTTAGCTCTTTACCAAGTTTTGTTGTAGGACCACCAGCTTTTAATATTGCGAGGTTATAGTTCTGAATATTAGAGCGGAGGCGCTTGCTCTCTTCAGAAAGAGCAGCTTGATTTCTCTTTAGTTCTTTTAAGCTATTAGCGTGTTGATTAACACCTTTGCTCGTGATGCCTAATGCTTTATTGACAGCTTTAGCATGGCTATCCAGTGCCCTCATTGGCACTGTTACACCCTTTAGGTTAAGAGCAAGATTTCGTACAGATGCGCTTAAATTAGCGACATCCTTAACACCCGTAGTATGTACGCTAATTATTAGATCTACATCAGACATATTTGTACCAATATAGATTATCCCATTTTATACAGTAAATAGCAATCATTATTCCTGCGTGTAGCCTAATGGAATACCGAAGCTCATGACCTCAAACGGTCTCATCGGCTCATCTGGAACTTTATCTTCTGGCGAATACCAGTCTTCATCAAAGTCAACATCTGCTCCTTGGGAAAGAGCTAGGGCTTTAATTTCTTTACTATATTCATTTGAACAAGCTCGGTACAGAAGAAACATTTCGTGAAGAATTAAAGACTCCTCTAATTCCTCTAGACTTCTCCATGCACCGACTTGAACAAATATTTCTGACTCATACTTCAGAAGGGGGATCTCATTCCATGATAGAGGCTGACCGCCTCCACCTTCCCCGTTTATTGGTTTGGGTCGTTACCCATTGCAGCAGCCATTACTTCACCGAATGTTCTGAGGTCAAGAATATCCTCAAGAGCATCACGGTTTGCTGCCAACTCTGGATCTGCCTTACGCAAAGCAATAGAAGCTGCTGCGATCATCTTATCAATATCATCATCAGTCATACCCGCTTCGTTATCAGTCTTCATTTCGTTTGCAACCTTCATGAACTCACGGAGGTGCTTAATCGTCAAAGGCTTAACTACTCTCTTTTTTCCATCAGAAAATGTAATCTCAGTACCCTTGAACAAATCGTTATTTGTTGTCATGTTTAAATATTGCTCCTTGTTATAATCGTAGGGAATATAAGAAAAACTCCCAGGTTTCAGTATATCATACCGATTCCCAGGAGTTTTTACTTAGTACAAATTTTTGGTGTTAATTATTGCTGATCAATAATCTTGCCGTATTCGTAGCCTGTATCACCAGTTACTGGCAAAACACGGAACGATACTTCAAACACGGTTGCTTCAGCTCTCTTCATTGAAATCATTGAAGTGGTCATTGACACTGCACGCTTAGTATTAAACTTGCGGGTCTTTGTTACCGATGCTGTTGAACCAGGGGCATTACCAGTTACCTGGAGTGCGTACTCAAATGGGTACACGCCCTGTGAACCAAACAACAATGTCTTTGTGTTTGCGCCATCATTATTTGCTTTGATTGACTCTCCACCAGTTACATTGTCATAGCTCCATGCTGTTGCAAGGTTGTTAAGAGTTCCTTCTGCGAGGGTTGTCTTAACCATTACTTTCACCTTTGACTGAATGACCTTTGCTGCGTCACCGTACTGGTCAATTTCAATGTCAACCATGTCTGGTTCCCACGAAATTTCAAGACCACCTTGGGTTGCGCCCACATCTGTCAAGCTATCAAAATCTGAGTTTGTCATCGTGATGTTGGAAACACCAGTTTTTACTGTTGCTTCACCAACTACGATATTGGAAGTTGTTACTGCCATTTTACTATCCTCCTGTTATTCAAGGACAAATATTTTCTTGCCCTTGCGATCTCGCCATTTAGAAATCTTAATGGCATGATCAGTTTTTATTTCATCAGAGCGGTTTCCGATCCCACGACCTTTCTGCCACTCAAAATCATAAACATCTTTTCCTAGTTTCACGGAAAACCCTGGGGTCTTGCCGATGTATGTAATTACATTATACTTCATATACTTTTATGATACCACAAACTATCTATAGACTTACTGAAAACAGGGAGAAATCAAGGTCCATTTGATACCAACCTTCTTTCTCAATCGGTTCTGATACAGATGTTGAAACTAATTGAGAGCTTAATATACGAACATTTGAGCTAGACACAGTTCCTTGTATTTCATCACCATGACCGAGTAATTCAATTAATCTTTCCCCAATTTTAAACATCCTATCAACATCAGAATCGTAAACTGAATAGCGAATAGCATCATATCTATTCCAATATGCTTCAACTGATGGGATATAAGGGTTGTAGAAATAGACGACAAAAGGTGCTGTTTCTGTACCATAACCAATCACTGGAAAGAAGTTCATTGTTTTTCCAGCAATGTTTGCCAAAGTTGTATCAGCTTTTAAAAATGTATTTACATCATAGACACTAATTGGCATAAATTACCTCAGGATATCCTTTGTAGGAGCTTTAATATTACCACCAGATGTAAAGCCCTGACCTGAAAAGGATCTTTTAATTTCAGCTTTGATAACCTTTGCAGCCGCTTCCTTTATCTTGTCTCTCTTAGATGCAATTGCTACCTGTCTAACTTCTTTATAAAATCTTGCATATCCCTGAGCAACAGAAGCCTGTCTAGTCTTCATGAGACCATCGCCAGCAGAGATCGTTCCCCCGCCCTTCCTGCCAGTCAACAAAATTGCTGATGCAATCTGGATGTTTCTACCATTCTTTCCAGTTTGTGATTTTGGATATGGTTTAATTTTTAATCTAATACCACCAGCACCAAATGGTATTAGTTCATATTGAAGGTACTTAGCAGCCTTTGCGATTGGAGAAACAGCATCTTTTAACTTCATTTTAGCCATCATCATAGCTTCTGCTTGAGCGTACTGAATTCTGTTTGGCAATGTATCATAATAAATCTGTGCCGCAATCAATTGCGTCATTGAACGGCTATCCACCTGAACATTAAGCATTTTCTACCACCTTACGGCATGTAAGAAGTATTTGACGAACCTTCCCATTGAGACCAGTTTGTTTATGTATATTTACAATCTCAACTGGTCCAGCCTCAATGATATTCCCAAATCTATCTATAACATTTTGAATTCTGTTATTGTAAATAGCATAAGCCTGATCTTTATGAGAAATGTAAAATTCAATTTCATCAATGTTATCTATATACGGATAAGTCCTTCTTTCTGACGACATTGATTGAAAGAAAGCCTTTATTGTTCCAGCCTTAGTGTATGTCATTGTTTTCTGACCAGCATCATTCACAGAAGTGGTGCGTGTATAAACATCAATGCTATGCGGAAGTGGTAGAAATGTTCCTTGTGACATGATTATACAATATAGTCCATAACGAAAAGTGTATAATCCATCAACAGGACATCTGCATCAATATTGCCAGTTGACTCGTAGAACGAAGAATCTCTTCTCATTTCGTACTCAATAGTATCCATATCTACTCTTGCTATACCATGCCTTCTAAACTCAGAATCATCATTCATCATGTCAACCAACAAAAGATCTGCTGCTTGCTCAATATTGTTCGGAACAAACTGCCATCCAAAATCACCCTCAATCCGATACACACTTTGAGGATTAAACTTATTAACAATTAAAAGAACATTTACGCTATCAAGAACTGATTTCCTGAACTGAACATAATATGAGCTACCAAAACTATGAGGTTCTTTTATTTTTTCTATATGATTCATTGTTGCATCTGAGTAATCATGAAGAACTATCTCATCATTGGTTCCTGGATCGGCTGTGACCTTTCTCAGAGTAGTTATTGGATTTGGAAGATGAATTGATTTCTTTCCAGAACCCATAACCTCAAGTTGTTTATTTGGATAGTACTCAAAAGACTGTCCACAGAAAGTGTTGATAATATTTCGCACCTTCTTTTCCATCTTCTCAAACTTGTCATACCAATCAGTTTCAAGCTCTGGGTGATCTTCAAAGAAGGTGTCAATGTCAATGTACGGCGTATAGACATTAAAGTATTGTGACTGTGTATATGATGTTGAACTTATCGTATATGTAAAATCAGCACGATATCTTCCCGCAGCATTTAGTATATAGATACCAGAAGCCGCTTGACCGTAAGTGATAGTGTAAACACCAGCACTTGATCTTGTTGCGTTTGTTGGACCA